CAGCGGATTATGCGCGTATCGGGAATTACTCCTCCGTCACTATCGTGAGCGCGTCAAACGGACACAGGAAAAGCTGGACGAGCTGGGGGACACGCGCGCCTACCGCAACTGGATCAGGCGGCAGGGCTTCGAGCCGGGCACGCATGGGAGGGCGGAACGGGTGGACGATCTGCAATCGGCTGCTTGGCGATCCGCATATCCGAATATAGACATCCGGCATAACGGCAATCTGACGCCCTCGCGCTGGCGGCAAGCCCAGTTCCGCAACCGGAGGAGTTGCCGCAACTGGCAGGAGGCGGAGAGTGTGCCTGGATGGGGGACAACGAAAGGCAGATTTGGGGAAATAATAAATACATGGTTAATCTCGCAATTGGCCTGATCCATAATAAGACAAACCTCGCCAACCGCCAGCAAATCAACACACTGACGGCGCTGGTCGAGCGCCACGTGCTGGATCTGGCCGGACAGGAGTTCGACCCGGCAGTCCAGGACGGGGTGGCGATTTCCCGCGTCTATTATACGATTGCGGGACTGAGCGTGCCTCACGAGGCGATTTTCTTTCAGGTTGTCCCAACGGGCGTAAACCCACCCAACAATCTGTATAACTTAGACAGCTATAAAGTCTTCTACTCACCTAATGATAACGCGGATAAGACCGGCTCACATCCGCGCTTCTGGAACTGGACGCTCAAGCGCGGCTTTGACTACGGGGCGGATATCTGCGCAATTGTTACCGACCATCTGCAATTCACGGTGGCCGGGTTGCAGCTCCAGATCGGGCGTTTGATCGACCGGCGTGTGCTGGTCGTGCCATTGTGGGGGCTGGCCGCGTCCGCCCGCCTGTTTGGCGAGGTGGGACAGTTGCGCGAGGATCTAGGTTTCTCGGGGGCGCTTGACGATCTACGGGCGCGGATTATCGCCAGGGGGTTAGAGCATGGCTAGGTTTGCCATTATCGGCGCTGAGCTTAATACCACATCGTCGGGCGTTGAGTGGACGGCGCGCGTCGCGTCTGGATGGCCATCGATTTCCGGCACCATCAAACGCTCCGGCGGGTACAGCGTGCAGATCAGCTCGCTGGTCTCCGCTACTCCAAAATGGGTAGCCAGCCAATACGCAGCGGGCGGCGGCACCGGGCCTTTCTGGTATCGGGTGTACTTACGCCCCGAGACGCTGCCCAGCGCCGAGAACACGATCATTGTCCTGAACGACGCGCCGAGTGTGGCTACTCCGGCCATCTGGGTGACGCTTGATAATACGGGGGTGCTGCGTCTGTATGACGAGGACGGCGCGATTGGCTCGGCATCCCCTGCTCTGACCTTACAGTCATTTGCACACCGCATCGAGCTTGAGATGTCCACCGTGGGCGGGGCTGGGGCGTGCATCGTGCGCGCTCGCCTGGAAGGGACGGAGTTCGCCGGATCGAGCACGCGCTCGTTATCCACCGGGGCTAACTCGATCATCATCGGCGGCAACCTGCTCTCCGAGGCGCAGACGCAGGGGGAGTGGTATTTCGATGACCTGGCGATCAACGACCCGACCGGATCGTTTCAGAACAGCTATCCTGGCGCAGGCAGCGTGGTGGCGATACGCCCCAACACGACGGGCGACTCAGCAGATTTTGCCCGCGGCGGGACGGACAGCGGAGCTAACTGGTCTCAGACCGATGAGATTATCCCCAACGACGCCACTGATTATGTATCTTCGGGGACGCTCAACCATGTAGACGACTATAACTGCGATACCTCGCCCGCGGATGTGGGCACGGTCAACGTTGTCGCCGTGGGCGTGCGCCACTCGCTATCCGCGTCTACCGGTTCCGATCCCTTATTTGTCACCCGTATCAAAGCCTCTGCTGGCGGGACGGTCGAGGAATCGGCCACCCATTTTGTAAACAATACCGCCTGGTACTCGAACTCCGAAGGGGTGTTGGTGGCAAACCCCCGCTTGGTCTTGTACGACCTGCCTGGAGCGAGCACGACCGCCTGGACGAAGACCGACCTGGATGCGATGCAGATCGGGGTGCGCATCTCTACCGGCGATAGCGACCAGGCCCTCGTTTCGGCGCTCTGGGCGCTGGTGGATTACGTGCCGGGGGTAACAGAAAGCGCCTCCGTTTCGCCGTCCGTTAGTCCATCTGTCAGCCCATCAGTTAGCCCGTCTCTTTCGCCCTCCGCCTCGGTCTCGCCCTCAGAATCGCCAAGCGTCTCGCCTTCCGTATCACCCTCAGTATCTCCTAGCCTTTCGCCTTCGGCAAGTGTAAGCCCATCTATTAGTCCATCCGTTAGCCCTTCAGTCTCGCCCAGCGAATCACCAAGCCTTTCACCATCTGCCAGCGTATCACCCTCGGAATCACCAAGCGTTTCTCCCTCGGTCAGTCCCTCGGAATCGCCAAGCTTATCCCCTTCCGCCTCGGTTAGCCCATCTGTTTCCCCCTCCGAATCACCCAGCGTTAGTCCGTCTGAATCACCAAGCCTTTCACCATCGGCCAGTGTTTCCCCTTCGGTAAGCCCATCTGTAAGCCCTTCGGAAAGCCCTTCTGTCAGTCCATCTCTCAGTCCCTCCGCCAGTGTCTCACCATCTGCCGCGGCAGAATCGGCCAGCGTATCTCCGTCTGTTAGCCCCAGCGTTTCCCCCAGCTTATCGCCATCGGCCTCTGTCTCTCCCTCAGTAAGCCCTAGCGTCTCACCATCAGCCAGCGTTTCGCCGTCAGTTAGCCCTTCTGCCGCGGCTGGTTCTGCGAGTATATCGCCCTCTGTCTCGCCCAGCATCAGCCCATCGGCCTCGGTTTCTCCCAGCGTCTCTCCATCTGAATCCCCGAGTCTCAGCCCATCGGCAAGCGTTAGCCCATCTGTCTCACCTTCGGTTAGCCCATCTGTCTCACCTTCGGTTAGCCCCTCTCTCTCGCCCAGCGCGTCAGTAAGCCCCAGCGTTTCGCCAAGCGTAAGCCCCAGCTTATCGCCTAGCGCATCGGTATCGCCATCGGTTAGCCCCTCGCCGAGCCCCAGTGTTTCTCCCTCGATAAGTCCGAGTGTCAGCCCGAGCGCGTCGCCCTCCGTTAGCCCATCTGTTTCGCCATCGGCCTCCGCTTCGCCGTCCCTGAGCCCCAGCGCCAGCCTCAGCCCATCGGCCTCGCCCTCGCCGTCCGTAGCGGCGTTGCCTGTTTTCCACCTGACATTACCAGTACGTAATACGAGCCTGACTTTGCCCGGAAGGAATTTCAGTTTAACTCTGCCAGAAAGATGATAAAATATTATACAGGGAGGATATCTATACATGGCGAATAGTAGAAGGGTGGTTGAAGATATTACGCCTCACAGCCCAAACGAAAGTGTCGTCTTTGATCTCACCACAACCAATTGGGATACCGCGCCATCGGCAGCCACGATAAATCTATATGAAATCAAGCCGTACAACACTCTGGTATTAGCCTCCGCAACCGTTCATCTGAATGGCAGCGTTAGCATTACGGGGGATGTTGTAACATATCCCATTATCCAGGACCTCGTATCCCGGACAAAATACCGCGTCCTGTCGCTGCTGACTTTTGCCAGCGGAAACGAATTAGAGGCGTTCTGGGATATCGAGTGCGAATGATGGTAACTCGTAAGCAACGCGTCTTTATCGAGGAATATCTCCAATGTTTCAACGCAACGGAGGCGGCCAAACGCGCCGGCTACTCGGAGAGAACGGCTTATTCAATCGGACATGAAAACCTGAGTAAACCTGAAATTGCGCAAGCCATTCAACAGCGTTTTGATGATTTACAAATGAGTACCGACGAAGCGTTGATCCTGCTTGCCGATCAGGCGCGTGGTGATATTGGCGACTTTATGGATATCTCCAGAATGGGATTTCATCTGTCTCTTTTAGACGAGGATGGTAATCGTAGGAACACACGTATTATACGTAAGATCAAACAAAAGACCACGACTTTTATTGCTAAAAAGGAAAGCGACGAAGATCGCGAAATACACGAAATAGAGATTGAGTTATATGATGCGCAAGCTGCCAATGATAAGATTTTGCGCGTGCATGGCAAGTACAAAGACAATATTGATGTTACCAGTGGTGGCGAAAAGATAGTAGACCATGACGGACATAATCGAGCAATATCTACGCTCGCTGATGCCCTCAGAAAAGTCGTATCTAAAGAGGGTCAATGATGGCGAGGCATTATGGTTGCCTCAATCAGTACCACAATGGCTTGCCTTCCTTTCGCGCGCCGACGAATTATTCTATGGTGGTGCGGCGGGCGGCGGAAAGACTGACCTCGTTATCGGGATGTCCGTGGAATGCCATCAACATTCTGCCATTTTTCGGCGTGTATACCCTAATCTTCAAGAGATTATGCGGCGAAGTCGTGAAATTATTTGGAATAGTGCACAGGAGAACAAAGCCGAAAAACGCTGGACATTTCCAGATGGCAAAACAATCGAATTTGGAGCCGTCCAGTTTGAGGATGATAAGACCAACTGGCAGGGGCGGCCCCATGACCTTAAGGCATTTGACGAGTTGCCGGAATTCAGTAAGTCACAATATGAATTCATTTGTGGGTGGAACCGCACAATCGACACAGGACAGCGCGTCAGAATTATTGCGACAGGAAACCCGCCGATTGATGAGGCTGGCAACTGGATCATCGAGCGTTGGGGTGCGTGGCTCGACAAAGAACATCCAGACCCGGCCAAACCAGGGGAATTACGCTGGTATGCAACGATTGATGGACATGAGCGGGAATTCAAAAGCGGAGATCCGATTGAGCATAATGGCGAAACGAATTACCCGCGTAGTCGCACATTTATACCGGCACGCCTTGAAGATAATCCATTTTATTCACAGGACAATCGTTATCGCTCTATTCTCCAATCATTACCAGAACCACTCAGATCAATGCTACTCTATGGAGATTTTCAGGCAACGGCCGCACCTAATCCATTCCAAGTTATACCGACCGATTGGGTGCGCCAGGCACAGAAAAGATGGCTTGAACGAGAAAGGCCAGACGTGTCGTTATCTGTTGCTGCTGTTGACCCAGCCAGGGGGGGCAACGACAATATGACTCTGGCAAAGCGATACGATAATTGGTTTGATGAAGTAAAAAAGTGGCCTGGAGTATTGGTAAAAGACGGTCCAATGGCCGCCGAATTTATAAGACAGGAATTGGGAGACGAGAGTCCAGCGACATTGAATGTAGATGTGATTGGAATTGGATCATCTGTATATGATAGTCTCAACCCAATGTACGACAGAGTTATTCCAGTCAATGCCTCGGAAAAGTCGGAGTATCGGGATAAATCGGGAAAATTAAAAATGAGAAACATGCGGGCTGAATATCATTGGCGCATGAGAGACGCTCTGGACCCTAACGGGGGCGATGATATAGCCCTGCCGCCTGGAACCGAAGTGATTGCTGATTTGTGTGCAGCTCGTTATAAGCTGACCACAGCGGGGGTACAAATAGAGGAGAAGGCAGAAATTAAGGAACGGTTAGGACGTAGCCCGGATGTAGGCGAAGCCGTAATGCTTACAATGGCTGGGGAGGGATGGTGGTTTACATGAAAAAGAATTATCCGATCATTGGCACAAAATCTAGTTTATTATGGGATGAAAAGACTGACGCATGGGTATATATCAGCGGGGAGCCAGAGCGCCCAGAAAATCCTAAGTCATATTTTAAGATTGTCCCGACACTGTACCGCGCCGTTGATAGGCGGGCAAAATCCATCGCCACTTTGCCCTGGGCGCTGATGAAGGGGGAGACGGAATATGAGACATCCGATGCATATGAGAACAAAGACGGGCTGGTGTCCAATATGTTCAACATGTTGTACCTGATCGAGGCCAGCATGACGCTCACGGGGCAGGCATACTGGAAACGGGAGCAAAACGTCGCCGGCTATGATAAGCTGCGCCATTTGATTCCTACCAGTCTTAAGCTCAATGAGGAACGGGCAACGCGTGGCGAATTGGTTTGGACGCGCTACGATCCGGTATTGAAGCGCGACCGCGAATATACCCCTAAAGAAATTATCTATTTCTGGTATCTCGATCCGTATGTGGAAATTGGGCCGCCCAGCTCCTGGCCCGTGCAGGCTGCTATGGCCGCCTGCGGGGTGCTGGCGAACATAGATGAGTTTGCAAGAAACTTTTTCATGCGCGGCGCAATCAAGGCAATGCTGTTTGCGATGGAGGGCATATCACCGCAAGAGGGGCAGAAATTCGAGAGTTGGTGGAAGCGGTTTGTGGGCGGTATCAATAATGCCTTTACCACCAAAGTGCTGAACGCTGCCAAAGTAACGCCCGTGGTGGTTGGCGAGGGGATCAAGGAGCTCGAAAACGTTAGCATCACCCAGGACAAGCGCGAAGAGGTTGCCGTGGCCCTGGATATTCCATTCTCGCTACTGTTTTCCAATGCTGCAAACTATGCCACTGCTGAACGGGATAAGCTAAATTGGTACGAAGATTTTGTGGTCCCCGAAGCGGAATTTATTGCCGGGATATTGAACGAACAGGTTTATGAGCCGCTGGGACTGCGCCTGGAGTTCCGCCCCGAAACCCTGGATATCTTCCAGGAGGATGAGACGCAGCGCGCCACAGCCATGAGCGCGTTCATGGATGCGCTGGAGAAGGCAAATACTTTCGAGATGGCACAGGCCCTATTCTTAATTTACGGCGTCGAAGTGAGCGACGAGGCCATGTCGCTTATCGAAAAGCATTACAGCCAAAAGGAGGAAATGGCGGCGCAAATACAGGCGGGCGTAGCAGAGGGGCAGGAGCAGCCCGAGGAAGAAGATGACGAGCCAATCCCGCCCGCGCCGAAGGCGGCGGCAATCCTGCCGATGGACATTGAGCAGTTGAGCCGTGAGCTGTCCATCTGGCAGAGCAAATGCCTGTCTGCCCTGAA